TTTGTTCTTTATATTTCTCACTAGATGAAAACTTCTTCCGAATTGACGAAAAATCTACTGTTTTTTTCTTTAAAGGTTTTCTTCCCATAATTAAAATGGTAGTTCATCGTCTGAATCATCACCGTTATCAACATCATCATTGTTTGACGTATCAGAACCAAATATGTGTTCAGAACCATTGCCCATTAAATTGATTTCTTCTTCTAAGGATGCAGTTTCTTTTTCCTCTCTGTCTTCCTCAGCAACATACTTACTTTGTTCAGAATCCCAAACAGGTGTTTTATTAGTTGCCACAATGTTTAGGTATTCCTCAGATTTCTTAGAATACACATCTCTATGTGTTTCCTCATTGTTATACCATTCATTCGCCTTTTCTTTGTCATTAGTTAAAATACTAACATCATCAGGCATAATAGATTGTACAACAGAATAACCTTTGTCATTTCTACCTGTGGTAATAATAATATCACGACCTTCTCTAGCGTCTGTAATATCACCTTTCTGTTGGAAAACAGGAATCAATTTGTCCATAACCCCATCACCAGTTTTTTTGTGTTTAAATCTCCAAAATTTAACACCATCATCCTCATTTTCTCTGTCAATTCCTTTTACAACATAAAACTTTCTAGGAATAAATTCACTAGCCAATTTTTTTGCTTTTTCAGAACCTTCTTCATATAAAGCATTCTTTGCTTCACAAAGAGGACAATGTTCACCATCGTTTAAATGATTACAGTAAATTTTTTCCCATTTACCATTAACATTTTTTTCGTGGTAATAAACTTCTTGAAAAGGAGACTTACCATCTCTAGATGGAAGAAATCTGAATTTTTTTGTTTGAGATTTAACACCCTTTTGAAGTTTTTCGGTGAAGTACTTTTTAAGTCTTTCTTGGTTAGACATTCTTTTAGAAGACTTCTCCTGTGTATTCTTCTCATACTGAGATAGAATAGAATCTAAAACTTTACTCATTTCTATAAATGTTTAGTTAAAAAATTTTTTGTAAGTATAATAAACGTTTTTATAAAAGTCAAATAAATAAAAAAAAATCCGAAGTATTTTTATTACTTCGGATTATAATGTTATTAAAATATATTAAAGTATATTAATTAACAATCATTTTAAAAGTTTCTAGTTTACCATTTTCTGTTTTTACTTTAATAATATAAGAACCAGTTGATAAATGATCTAAATTTATTGATGTATTTTCTAGTTCGTCATAATTTTTTTTAAGTACTATCAACCCTGTATAAGTCATAATTTCTAAATCCACATCTTTTTCAATTCCACCCATATCAATATTAACTACATCTGTTACAGGATTAGGGTATACTGATAATTCTGCAGATGAACTATTATTTATATCACTATCAATAGAATTACAATCTATACTAAAATATGTGTTTACATCTTTTCTATTAGACCAGTTTTGATTAGAAAATAGTTCATTATCAACTTGTACACAATTCAAATCATTATTAGTAATGTCAATGTTTTTTGAACCCATATTAATGTTGTTATTGTTTGCAATATTTAATGATGTAAGATTGTTATTAGAACAATATAAAATTATTAAATTAATATTTTTACTTAGATCCAATGTCTGAATATTATTATAATCACATTTTAGTGTTACCAAATATTCGTTATAGAATAATTCTAATTCACTAATATTGTTATATCCACATTTTAAGACTTCTAAATTAGGGTTATTGTTAACATTTATATCAAAAATATAATTTTTACTGATATCTAATTGTCTCAATTTGGTTAGTTGTGAAACATCTATACCTGTTAATTTATTATTGTTTATTTCCAATTTTTCAATAAGTTTGTTATTTGATAAATCAATATTTGTCAATAAATTATTACTTACAGATAAAGATCTAATTTGTGTAAAATATTCAATACCACTTAAATTATGAATCCCCATACTATTAAGATACAAACCACCAGTAAAAGACATTGCCTCAGATTTTTGTATTACATTATCTCCATTGGTGTTTATGTTTGGATCATTTAATAAAATTGTTTCAAAATGAATATCAGTAAAGTTTATATTTTGTGATTTTAAATTATTTGTAATAATTAATAATAAAAAAGTTATAATAATATTAATTTTTAAGTTTTTCATGTTTTTTAGTTTAATTTTTTAATTTAGTTATTTAAAATAACAATATATAAATAATGTACCAATAACATTACTATTTGATAATCAAACTATTATACTTATTAAAAAATAATATATTTATTCTTTTTGAAAAATTTTTTCGCATAAAAAAACCCGAACTTAATCGGGTTTTAAATGAAAAAATAAATAAAAAATATATTAAAAGAATTATAAAACAAATTATGAGTTAAAAGAATCTTTTATTTCGTCATCATTAAACTCATCAATGTCACTTTGTTTTAGTACATATTCTTCGTCTTCTTTTTCTCCATTTACTTCATAACCTTCCTTATCTTTCCAAAAATCAGTTAGTTTTACACTATAAGGATATGAATCCATAGATCTCATTTCTAATCTTTCTACAGGTGTTGGATTTCTTCTTTCAATTTCTTTTTCCAAACCTTCTATTTTATCAATAATATTATCCATACCAGTTACTTGACTTTCCAAATCACCTAATTTTTGTAAAAGTTCATCCATTTTTGTATTAACAGAATCTACAGAATCTTTGGTTTCTTCGGTTTTATCAACAATATCTGTAACATCAACCTCAATAGTATCTTCATCTGAAGACATATCCATAGGTTCTTCTGCAAATTCATCTTCTATTTCTACATCACCTTCCATTCCCATAACATCTTCAACAGGTTCTTCTTCCGCAGGTACTTCTTCACCTGTTGGTTCTTCATCTGTTGGTTCTTCATCTGCGGTTACATCTAAATCCGCAAAAGGATCTTCTTCTTCACCAGGAACAGGATCTTGTTCTGTTAAAAACATATCATCCAATAATAAATCACCATTGTATTCATCATCTTTTTTTTCTTGTACATAAAAATTATATTCTAATAATTGTCTATGTCTTTTTAACTCTTCTAGTAAATTTCTTTTTTTCATATAACATTAATAATTGTCTACCATCATTGGTTTTGTAAACCTTATTTACTCTCTCAACAATTTCTTTACCATCGTTAATCATACACTCATCACCAACACATTCTTGTGTGTTAGAATTGTTTTTATTACCCAAAAATTGATCAAGTTTATCATTAATCATTTCTTTTTTTTCTTTATTTTCCATAGTATTTGTTTTTATATAAATATTCTATTTTTAAGAAAAAATTCTTTTTATGTCTATTATTTTTAATTCTTTGTACTTTACGATAATAAATTTGTTCTGATATTCATTCCAATCTATACTATAATCTTTGTAGTTTATGTTACCAGTTTCCAAATCATACAAAGACTCAATAAGTCTATTTAAGGCATTAATTGTATAAAAACATTCACCTTTTTTATGTACTATAATTGTTGTTGGAAAAAATGATTTTGTGTCTATTCTATCACCATCATCCAGATGAACTCTATATGTTAATATAGTCTTTTCATCATCATCAAAAGAATATTCAAATATATTCTTTTCATCAATATTAAATCTTTTTTTTAGATAACTTTTAAAGGATGTGATTTTTTCATCTACGACAAAAGACGCTAAAGTTATAATTTTACCCATTATTTAAGATATTAGTAATGTAAGGGATCAACCTCTTCTTATTTTTAACCTTTATTAAAAGATCCCCATTACTATTAAATATCTCATTATTTGCAAAAACATTGTTTTTGATGTTTTTCAGTTTTTTAATAACTTTATCTTTCTTACCCTTAAAAAAATCCAATATATTTAAATCAATACCAAAAATTATATTTTCAGAATAAATATATACCATACCATTATCATCAATGTAAGTTATTGGATTTTTTAAAGACAATAATTTTCTTAATATTCTATAGTTAATATTTTTTTTACCATATAATATATCAAAGTATACATATGGAATGTTTTCACCAAAACTTTCAATACAAAAATCTTTAAAAAGTTCTAAATCATTTTCAAAATCAATTTTTCTCTCTCTCTTATTGAAAGTCCAATATGTTCTTTGATTTATTTTTTTATGTAAAATAGAAACATTGTCACCATACATCTCCTTTACCAGTTTCCAACCAATAATTAATGTGGGTAAAGTTTCATCTATTAAATCAATAGATGTACAAACTTTAAAATCATTATCTTTAATAATATTATCTGTAACTATATTTCCTATATACATAATTACAAATATAATAAAAAATATTTATCCAGAAAAATAATCAATTAATTTTGTTTCATCTCCAAAACCCTTAACAAAAAAATTTAAAACTTTTTCAAATTTTATAAATGAATCTTTTATATTATTTTTACCATCAATTTGTTGTGAAATTTCAACAGTTTTAGAAAAAACTGTACCCTTACCTTGACTTTTTTTATCTAGTTTATTTATGAGTTCAAAAGAACTGAATTTAGTTTCCTTTATATTTTTCCAAACCCAAGTAGCAACATTAAAAGATTCAATATATGATATTTTTTCATCTTCTTCGGTTTCACCTTTTTTTTCTATTTCATTTCTTTGAGATATTGTATTTATATATCTTTTTTATAATCATAATATTGTTTTCTACCAATAATATATAATAAACCAAATGGTCTAAAAAAGTAACCATCACCAGTAAGTGTATTTAAATATTTGTTGCCAGTATTTTCTCTTAATTGATTAGTATTATCTTTAGGTGTATATGAAATAAATTGACCAATTAAATCTGTATTAACATTCGTAGTTGCACTAAATATTGGTTGGTATGTATAATAAATTTTTTCATCAGTTTCAGCAGTAAATACTGTACCTATTAAATTAGGTTGATTTAAAAGTTCATCTATTCTTTCATAATATAATGTATTACCTTTTATTTTATTAGGTTGTGTAGCACCTAATGTCCATTCATATGTTTTTTTATTTAAAAAATTTGATTGTGTTAAAACATTTGCAATAAACATACAAACTTGTGCATTAGTAATAATATCTTCTGATTTCAGAATTTCTTTAAATTCGTTTAATAAATCTTGAGTTATTAAAGTATTTGTCACACCAATTTTACTA